AGTATTTAGTCTTCTTTCCTCCTCCTGTATGATAAATTTCTAAACCAGTTTCATCATCAAAATGTTTCTTCATTGCTTGAACATTTCTTAAGTCATCATCTGAAAAACCAATATAAGGAACAAAATAATTGCTAATCTTATTTTTCATAAATGCCTTTTCTTGCAATCTTCTAGAAAGATTTTGGACGTATGTCATAAATTCTTTCATAGCGTCGACTTTAAGTTGTTCAGGGTTAGCAGCAGAACCTTGTCCGAAACTTACAGGGTGATATTTGTTCATATCTAAGTAAGACCTAAGAAGTTCCTCATCAGATAAATCATCTTCATCAGCTAGTTCTCTATATTTTTTTAAATTTTTAATTAATTCTTTTTCACTTAATCCGTGTTTGTTTTTCTTAATTAAGTTATAAACCGCATTTTTAAGAACTGAAGGTGTGTGTCCCCTTGCTGTAATGATCGAAAAAACTGACCCATTATTAACCGCCTCAACAAAATCACTCCATGCTGGTCCTGTAGGTGCTTTCATTGCATCTTTTAAAAACCCTTCATCACCAGGTACGTTGAAGTCTCTAAATGGGTTTTCATCAAAACCAACTATGGTATGTCCCTCATATTCGAAGGGTTCTTTACCGATTTCAGTTCTGTATTCCGCAAAATCTTCTGTTGACATACCAACAACCTTACCTTTATCATCTTTGGTATAGATTTTAGTTGGCATATACATAAGGTTATCATCCCAGTCAAAAGCATAATACTTCATTGTAGGTTTCATCTGATCGTGAATGATCTCTGAAATGATCTGTTTAACAATTTTTTTATAATTCATATAAATAAATATCTCTATAAATAAAAAAGGGGAAACTTTCGCCTCCCCTTTTCATATGAATATAAACCAACTTATATATTCTCAAACGATGCTCCTGTTGGAGTGATGTAGAATGTGATGTCGATGAACTCAAGTGATCTTGTAGGTTTGATGTAAATCTTACCTGTCAATTGGTTTCTATCAATATCCTCAGGATCATTAGAAACCGTTACACGGAAGTCATATAAACCACGATCTCTTCTGATCGCATCTAAGATTGGGTTAACCGCATTTAAGAAGTCTTGTCTAACTTGTGCGTCGTTTTGTTCAAACAATAATCTTACAGATACCGCTGAAATCAATTTACGAGCTTGTAACAACAATCTTCTTACGTTGATTCTGTCAAGAGCAGATTCTCTAACTTGTAGAGTTTTATTACCCCAAATCACAGTACCAACATCAGCGAAGGTTGCAATTGGGTTAATTCTACCTATATAAAGAATGTCTCTATCTTCTTGAGTCAACTTCTTACGAGCCTTGATACAGTTAACAATACCACGAGTGTAACCCGCCGCTGCGAACCATGGGAACGCGATGTTATCTGTTAACGCTAAGTTTCTTGTAACCTCAGCTGTTGGTGGGATATAGATTTGAGTGTTATTCACACTATCTCTTGTCAATACCCACGGATAGTAAGTTGCTGTGTAGTTAGAGTCAATTCCTGTGTTATCCAAGTTATCAACCGCTTCAGTTGGGTAGATTAATAAGTCTTGACCGTTCAAGTTAGGAACATACATATCCACGTCAGGTGTTGTACACACGTAAAGTGAATCCGCTCTGTTAAACTCGATCATCTCAACTGCTGCCTCTACAAGGTTACTGTTATTTACATAATCAATACCAGGTGTAACGAATACGTTGATGTTTGTCGCTTCAGGGTTTGCAAATGTTTGTTGACCTAACAAGTATGCGTAGTAGTCAGAGTTTGCAAAGTTTTGAGTTCCATCACCAAGAGAAATCTCTTTGAATGCTCCCCATCCTGTAGCGTTAGGGTATCTTGTAGAAGGACAAGCCCCTCTTAAGAATCCACTTCTACCAATTTGGAATTGGTCTGTATTTGTTCTCCACTCTCTGTAGATATCCCAACCATCGAAACCACCTTGTACTAAGAATGTGAACTTACGAGCGAACAATCTGTAGTATGCATTTGTTGGTGATTCAGGATCAGTAATGAACGGTGAGTTACCACAGATAAATCTTTGGTCACCTGCTGTTGAGAACTCAGGTCCGATTGTTAAACCACTTGCATTTACGTCCATGTGGAAACCAGCGGATCTGTAGTTAAATGGTAAACCATCGATATCACAAGAGTTGATTGGATTTCTCTTACCAACATATTCGAAGTAAGCAGGGTCCCAACCTAAACTATTGGATATACCTAAGTAAGTTCTTCTTACATTATCTCCCGGGCTTATCAACGCGTTATCGTTACCTGAAGATAAACCAAACGGTGGGTTGTAAATAACTTCACCAGGGAAGTCATATTTACCTTTGATAATTGGGAATGGTGAATTAGCACCTGCATAATTTCTAAAGTTGAATCCGTTGAATCCACAAGGTAATGCGTCTATCGGAGCATCCTCACTCATTTCAACCATCACATATCTAGAGTTTAACAAGTATTCTCCATCTAATGTACCAATTTTATTCGCAACAAAGTTATTTTGTCCTGGATCCATAGTACAGTTTGTAAATTTCTCAAGTACTACAGGATTTGCATCTGTATCAAAATAGTCACGGATTAATACGTCAAACGTTAAGTTGTTGTATGTTTGATTGATAATTGAAACTTTAATTAAAGTGTTTGCTGCGTCACCATCAGAAACTGTGTAGAATCTAAATAAGTCATAAACTTTATTACCTCTTAATTCAGATACCACGTATGGTGATGCTGGTGTTTGCCATTTATCTAAGTACCAACCAATTGAATTAGGATCACCACTTTGTGCTGAGTCTAATGCGATTGGGTTAGGGTTAAGACCTTTGATATATCCTTTTCTCCAAGAGTAGTTCAAGAATGATTGGAACACTTCTTCAGCAAATATCGGAACCTCGATTCTTGGTTTTTGGAAGTTAGTAATACCAAATACTTTAGTGAAATATTCTGGATCGTTTTGTGTAAGTGATGTTTCGAACTTAAATGACGTACCGAACTTATCAACTACATTAACACCAAACGTTAAGTAAGGGTTTTTAAGAACTCCAGCGTATTGACCTGTCATGTCTAATGTTACGTCTGACGTACCTGTTACTGAATAAGTTGGGTTAGTGTCAGTTGTGTAAGTAGAAATACCTCTTGATCTCAAAGTACCAACAACAACATTATCATAATCAACATAAGAAGTACCTGTGTAGTAGTAGATCTTACCAACGATAGTACCTGAATAACAATCGATGTTAACTGGCGTAGGAGTTGGTGTTGGTGATGTGAAAGGTGATGGTGTAATACAAGGATTTACAAATGAAGGTGTAGGAGTTGGTGATGCCGTAGCCCCAGGTGTTGGTGTAGGGTTAGGGAAATAAGCCGTTAATCCTGATACATAAGTAAAGAATGAGAAACCTGAGTAATTAGTATTACCATAATTATTAAATAATGCATAATACCAAGAATCATTAAACGCCGAATTCAAATCAGTGTCATTGAATGAAACCGAAGGAACTTCGAACACGTTAGTTTCAGCACTAAATCCTGATCCACTTAATACATCGTAATCATCAGTTGCGATAGAACCGAAGTATGCAATTTGTTGATCTTCCGCTGTATATGGATTAGTACTTGTGATTACATTGAATACTAAGTTTTGAATTTGATCATTTAGAGTTGAGGTATCACCATTAAACTCTTCATATTGGGATAATAATAGATCCTCAATCTCAGATGGGAAAGATGTTAAATAACTAATCGTTCCTGAATCGTTTGTACAACCTGTAAATTGTACTGAGAATGTTAATTCTTTTGGTGTTACACAAGTCGTTACACAAGTTGTAAAATCTGTTACTGAACTCAAACACCATACATCGATAGTATCTGGGTTAACGTTTGCAACCGTTGTGATTGACCAAGATGGTCCTGCATCATATCCTGATAGACCAAGAATTCTAGTTACAAACAATTGGTTAGATTGTTGTAAATATGCTTTTGCGATATACGCGGCTTCGTACTTTGGAATCTGTGTATTTACAAATTTTTCAGGTGAAGTCCCACCGAATACGGTTTGGAAATCATCAAAACTTGTAATAAAGATTGGTTCAAAAGCCGGTCCTATCAGAGTCTCTCCAGCAATACCCAAAGTAGTTACCCCAACACTCTGTGCTACAAAGCTTAAGTCAACCTCTGAAGTATAGACACCTGGTGAAACAAAAACCTTACTGTTTGTTGCCATACTAAAAATTTCTTTTAATTTATTTATTTACCTATAAATACTTCTCAAAACACGAAAAACTTTACATTATAGAAAGTATTTATATTTTGGTAAGATTTTATTCTGCCTTAATTCTGCCCCTATGTCTAACGATAATAAGAAGATAAAAAACCTTAAGATTGACATCGAAGTTCACGGTGTGTTAAAGAAATATTGCGACAAACGAGGTATTAAAATGTATAGGTTTTTAGAGAATCTAATTATGGAAAAATGTCAAGAAAAAAAGGACATTTACGGGGAACCGTTAAAGTAATTTCTGTGAAAAAGAAAGTGATGATTCTGAAGACTCATCAATCTTAACAATATCAATTCTTAAATTATCATCAGTGTTGATTTGTATTTCGGTAACATCATCACCATAATAATTGTCATTGATATAAACCGAGTACGACTCAACGTTTGGTGACTGCTCAAAATAAAGATTACAAGTGTAACTAAAGAAGTATTCTTGAGTTAACTCACCTGTTAGGTAATTTAAAGTGATCGTCTCCAATTGAGTAGGTTGTTGTTTTTTCTGTGGTCGTTTTACAGGTCTTTGATCTACCTCAAACATTTGGAAAGTTCTTGAGATTGCGGGACTAACCTCAAAATCATTTTCATCCATTAAGAATCCCATCATGGTAAACTCATACTTTTGGATATAGTATTTTCTCTTCTCCAAGTCTAAAGATGATTCGTCAGCAAACCCATCATTAATAATTGGGATGTAATGGCCTTTAATAACTTGATAAGCCTGTCTTGACGCAAATGTTTCCATAACTCTTTGATTAAGAGTGTTTGCTTCTCTCATTCTATTACAAATAATTGCAACGGTATATTTTAAATCGATAGGAACTGGCTGAGGTATTTTATAAATGTCAGCACCAGCTCTATTACCATCCCACGTTGGGACTTCCATATAATAATACATTCGTCTATTAGGAATGTTATACATTACAGCGGGGTTGTTTCCGTATTTAACTTCAGGATTTCTAATTACCGTAATAAATGGGGGTTCAACATTCTTATCGATGTTTTGAAAATCCCATGTCTCAACAAATTGTGACCAGTTTTGAGTTGTTATTAAGATATCAACCACAGGAATTTTCTTACCCTCAGAAGTTATACTAAACTTTTCTTTAACAAAGTCTAAGAACCCACCATCAAGATCTGCATGAAGTAATGACTTAGGTAGGTAAGTTCCATCCTTAGTAATCATATCCTTTATTTGTTCCCTTCTCGGTAAAAGAGTTTTAGGGTACGTTAAAGGTAATGTTGGTTTAACTTGTTTTGGTAATGCCATTATAATCCTCTAAATTCGTTTGGTCCGACAGGTGCCGCAATTATTGTTCTATAAAAAGGTTTAAACCCTTTATAAGTATGTTTTAAATCGGATACAACACGACCATCATTAACGACCGTATAATACCTAACAAAGTTTTCACTATCATAATATCCTATATAATCACCAAAGTCGATATCGATATCAAGATCGTTCAAGGTCTTCATGTAAACTGAAATAGTAATGTTACCAGGTTCGACTTGATCAATACGAGTAGACCCCAACATTTTGTTTTCGGGTGCTGCAATACCAACGTAAGCATTAAACTCAACAGGTGGTAAAAACTTAATACCATCCTCAACGACCTCACCATAGACATCGTCAGTTTTGATTTTATTTTTATCCACTCTGTATAATACGCAAGTGAAGTTCATATCACCTATCAACCACTCTTGACCCATACTAATTTCAAGGTTAAAATCGTTGTCCCCAAAAAACTTCCCTAATCTACTTACAGGAACACTACTCTTCATAATAGTTTTATTTCTTGATAAATATTCTTTTTATTGTTATTTTTAATAAAAACAAATTTTGGATAACACTAAATCACTTATAGAACATAAGGCTTTGGATTTGCTTGACTCATATAGTGGTGCGAATAACTATATATTATACCTAAAAAACAAGAAGGAAGTCTCAAGTAAGTTTTACCCAACAAGAAATCAGTCAGAATATATTACAACATACCATAATACAACACCAAAGGTTGCTCGTAAATGGGTTGAGTTAGACACATACTTTGCTAAAAAGTTCGCAGAAGAAAGATATCTACTACAAGTTCCCGAACAAATTTATATTGAAAAACTTTTAGTTGAAAAAGAAAAATCTTATCATGTTTGGGGTAAGTTCTTTGAAAAGGATAAGTTAAGTGAATTTTGGGTTCCGAAGTCAGCACTTATTAAAACACACAAGATAGATCAGGTTAAGATAGATTACTCAAAGTATTCTCATAGACCACCACTAGAACATCAGAAGATTGCAATTGAGAAACTTGCGGGTTCTAAAAGATTTATTTTGGCTGATGATATGGGTCTTGGTAAGACAACCTCAACAATTATAGCGGCGTTAGAAACTGGATCTAAAAAGATTCTAATTGTTTGTCCGGCGTCTCTTAAGATTAATTGGCAAAGAGAAATCGCAAATTATT